CAAAGACAATCGCATTCAATACATTTACTAGCATTTTCAAATCCGTACGAGAAAAGCCTTAAGCAAATAAGCCTACCAAGATCACTCGAAAAAGATTTAAGTAAGCTCTCGACGAATTCGACTTTTTTAGGGACAGACCCTATTTCTTCCCTTAGATATTTCTTTAATGACAGGCCCACGCCTAACTTTCCAATAGCATAATAAAGTTACACGTGCGAAAGGGGGAAAATGTCGTCCTAGCTATATACGATCACCCCTTCAGAAATTTTTACCAAAACTTTTCAGTAAAGCTTTTTCTTTTTCTTTGTCGGTCTTTTGTAAGGCTTAGTCTTCATCGGTATCGTTTAGTAATCTTTGCGACAGATTTAGGTTGTTTAGAAAATTGTTTACCCTTCTTGAGGTCTATTCGTTTCTTTGCAGAAGTAGCTTTGTACTGTCCACTTGATAAGGCTTTACGTGCTTTCTCTGGTAAGTATCTTTCACCTGTTGCCTTTGGACCTTGAGTAGAAGGTTTACCTGATTTAGTTCCCCACTTCTCTTTAGTCCATTTAGTAAGACTCTTTTGTTTTTTAGTCTTTGATCCAGTATAACCACCTCCTGCTTTTTTATATGCTAGTGCTAATAGTTGTGCTTTTCTAGCTGACCATTGTCCAGCCTTACCACCTTTAGTTCCTGCCTTTATACGAGCAAGGAGACGTTTACGCATAGAACCTTTTGTATATGCCATCTTAACTTCCTTTCTTCCACTTCTTGCTAGGTGATTTAGTTTTACTAGGTGACCACTTAGCTTTGTCTGCCCAATAAGCAGCACTCATCTTACCTTTGGCAATGTTCTTACGATGTCTACTTTTGAAAGCTTTACGTTGTCCTACTGTTTGATTGGTCTTTACACCTTGTTGACCGAATCGAATTGTCTTAACTTTACCACCTGATTTAGCTACTACAATGTGAGATTTGGTAGGATGACTAGGAGTACGTTTAGTTTTGTTATATCCACTTACTCCAGCACGTTTAAGTCTTGGGTCTGCTTTCATAGTTTTAGATTCATATAGTTGGTTAACTTACGTCCATTTCCACATATCTACTTTATGAGGTATGTTAAACGCAGCACGTTTGAACTTTTCAAGTTCTTCATCAATTAGTTCCTCTTTACGTTCGTTGATCTTCTGATCTACATCTTGACTCATTTGTTCTACCCAATAGTTAACAGCAATAGCAAGAGCATCTAGTCTGTCATCTTGTAGTAGAGCAGATCGATGATTAGTTATTCTGGATAATTGATAGATTAACATATACCTAGCTTGTCTTTCAGTTGGATAGGATAATGCTGATTGATAATCGTTACGAATAACCTTTGGGTCTATGATCAGTTTATGTTGGTTAAGGACAGGTTCTAGTGTGTCAACAATACGTTTTTCCTTTTGGATACTTTGTCTAACTTCTGAAATGGTACATGGATGTATTGTTCTTAGTATAGGTTTGAAGAGTTCAGCGAACATACCATCACCCATATTAGACTCTATAACTATTTCGTTAACCTTATAAGTCTTTGCAATGCTTGCTAGTTGTTTGAGTGTTTGTTCATCATATCCACCTTTAAGTCCTCCAGAGTCAGGAACAAATAGTTGACCATTAAGCATCTTAACGACTGAGTAAGCTGTTTCATCCTTACCTCTACCAGATGGGTCAATAGACATAACAGAACCAGTATAAGGAATCATGTCTCCTACAACTTGGAAAGGTCTAAAGAAACGATCTCCGTTAAAGCCTACGTTTGGTAAATCGGTTATAGCTAAATCAGGAGATGATGCCCATACAAGTTTCTCAGGTGCTACATCTTTATCAATATCCATTACGATTAGATCGTTTAGTTTTAATGGATATCTATCTTCATCACTCAATCTAGGATTCAACATGAACTGAAGAGAGTAACCAGAACGACCATAAGAAAGTTTCCTTTCCTCCAGATCATTCATACTAAACCTTGTAGGTTCTGTTGAACTTCCTATCAGTCCTTCGTTTTCAGATTCCTTACTAATGATTTCAGCTAGGTCGTTACCATATAGATCATTAGCTTGTTTTTCTGTTACATATTCACTAGGCCAAATTCTAGAACTATAACCTCTACCCCTTAGTTTATTATAGATAGAATCTTCACATTGAGGAGTACCTAGAAACAATACCTTTGAAGAGTCTAGAGGTTTTAGAATAGCTTCAAACTCTTTTACTTGTTCATCAAGTTTATCCCTCATTCCCTGAGTCTGAGAGTTGTTAGGTACTTCAATATCGTCAGCTACAATAACATCAGCACGACTACCTGTTAACTGAGATGTTATACCTAGACTCTTTACAGATGGTGCATGAGCAGGAGGAGCAAGACCTACATCAAAAGATACCTTACTAAACCTCTGACCATCTTTAGGAAGTAAACCATTTAACATAGGTATCTCACGAATAATCCTAAGAGTAAACGTTGAGAAGTCATCTGATCTACTTTTAGAAGCTGAGACTACTAAGAAGTTTTTGGATGGGTCTAACAGAAGTTGATGAACTACAAAAGCAGAACATATCCAACTTTTACCTACTCCACGAAATGCCATTACAATAGAGCGTTTAGGCCCATACTGCATATATTCGGCTATGTCGTATTGTATAGGTGTAGGGTTTGGTAGATTAAGATGCTTCCATACTACAAAGAGAAAGTTACGGAAGTCTTTAAGTTGTTCATCTATCATTGAGTTTGTCTAACAGCCTCTGGATCAGGGTCTTCAAATGGCAGTAGATCAGCAAGCTTTCCTAGTGGTGTACCTTGTTCTGTTAGACTGATAATATCGTTATCCTTCAGTAACTGCCTAGCACCATTTAGGATTGCAGCATTATACTCCCCAGTATCGTTCATTTCACTTATAGCAGACGAATAAGTCTCCGTAACTTGAACTTGTAGTTTTTCTAGTTGTTCTCGTTTCATCAATTGTTATTCCTCATTATTAGTTCTAAAAGCCTATCAAGCTTATCGTTCATAGCTTCAAGCTTTTGTTCTAGACCATGCATACGTTTTTCAACGGATAGGTCACGTTCGTGTTGAGCAGCTAATTCGACTTCAATCTTTGTCAAACGCTTTTCATCGCTATCTAGTCGGTCGCTAAACTTCTTACCGATCCAACCGAATACCCCTAGAACAACAGCAAGAATACTGTCAAGGAAGTGTGAGATTTGTTCTGCCATTGGTTCCATTATGATATTAGTACTCTTATGTATCCGTTTCCGTTTCCGTTAGTTAATCCTCCACTACTTGCCCACGAATACATTCCACCTAGAGGTGAATTACTGGAGTGTTCCACAACTGTAGAAAAATCTCCAGTCCATAGTCTTAATACCCTAGTACTTTCTTTATAATTTATAAATACTCCTACAGTATTTGTATTAGAATCATCTCTACCACCAGCATTAATACCAATAGGTCTTACAATTTCCGCAAGAGATTCTCCACTACTCGCATCTGTTCCGCTAGTAAACTTATGCCAAACATGAATTTTAAAAGGAAAATAACTTGCTATAGTAGTACTTAAAGTTGTCGTGTACAGTTTGTTAGAGTAAATAGAATAATTTTGACCAACTCCATCCCATAATTGATTGACCCATCCACTATCATAAACATAACGTTGAGTTACACTATCTACATATCCCTTGGTTGCTACATCTGTAGAACTAGTGGGACTTGATGAAAGACTTTCATTTTCCCATTTAGATGTACTTGAGTTATACCTAAGTATATCTGAATTAGAAAGCGAAGTTATATTAACATTTCCTAAATCGTCTATGTTATCTGTTTTACCATCTACGTAACCTTTGGTAACTAAATCCGTAGATAAGGTTGGAGTGCCAATAGTAATGTTGCCTTCTTTAGATTCCTGACAGGCAAACAGATTATGTTGATATGCGTTATCAAGTTGTTCTGCGGTTAACACACTACCATCTTGAAAGTCTACAAATTCTGTACCCTGCGGATATAAGTCATTATTTACTCCAGTACTTCTTCTAGTTATCCTAACTAATGTACCTTGCGAAACAGGAGTGTTTAATACAACATTGTTTCCGCTTATGGTAAAGAAAGTAGGATTAGACAGTACTGTGTATTGATTGCCTCCTACACTAACAACAACGTGTTTACTTTCTAGATATGGAAAGGGTATGTTGTATTGTCCTGCTTGCGCCCCACCTGTTGCTTGAGCGGAACTTGTTGTGTGATCTACGTATGTAATTGCCATTGTTATTTCAAAGGTATGATTGATTCTAGTTTAGGTGAAAATTTAGGATCACTTAGATCGTTTCCGTTTTTATCCTTAAATTTATTTCCGTTTTTTCTGATGAAATCTTCAAATGATCTTTTTTCATAATCGTTAATTATTTTTCCTAGTCTAACAGTTATAGAGTCTCCACTTTCAGAGTTTACTGGGAGTCCTCCCCTAACCTTTCCTTCTTTAAGTCCATACAGTTTGATAGCATCAGTTATTGATTTCCTAATTGTTTTGTTACCTATTTTATATTTCTCAAGGTGACCGAGCCAAGCATCAAACAAGTCTTGACCTTTATCGTTTCTATACTTTCTGGTATCAAACATTTCTTTTCCGATAGTACGATTGTATCTACCTTTCATTCCGAAGTCTGTATTCATTCCAGATAAAACCTCTAAGGTAAAGTCTTCCTTGCGTTTGCTGATATAAGCAGGAGAAAACCATTCAACAAAACCTGTTCTAGCTCGTTTAGCTATTTCTTTTTCACCGAAGATATTTCTGTAGTATCCACTACTACTCCCTCCAAATGTTCTTTCCTTTAGTTGATTTTGTATACCTTCTACACGTTTTGCGTAGGGATCAAGAATATCTTGTAGGTCTTTTACAAAAGCTGGACTATAACTGCCAACATAACCAGCAATAACCCTATTTATGCCTTTAGCTAGTTTACCTTTTTCAACTCTACCTGCTTCATCGTATGCAGAAAACAAATCTCCAATAGGTCTAAGGAAAGCTTTGTTATTAATCATTTCCATAAAACCTGCCATTGTTGTCATAACTAAATCCTTTTTAAGTTCGTCGGTAAATCCTGCATCCTCGTATTGTTCTTCTCTTCTCCAAAATGCAAAGGTATCTGATGCTATACTTAGAAAGCTTACGATAGGTTCAAACCTGTCATAGGACATTTCTATTCCACCGATTCTAATTACGTTAGGTTTCCATCCAGCTTGCATTGCTCTGATCTTTTCAGCTTCAGTCATGTGGTTACCATTACCAGTAATTCGACTTGAAGCAGCAGCACCGAATAGAGCAAAAGTCCAAGTAAAACCTAGGATACCATCTGCCATTCTATCTGCTTCAGCTTTTACTTTTTTATCCCTTAGTATTTTTATTTCACTATCTAGCTGCTGTTGCCTTAATCCCGTTGCTTTATCTCGTTTGATTTTTAATTCATCTATAGCTTTATCATACTCAACTTTTGTTAAATACTTTTGAATAAAACCACTAGAAGGAAAGTTATTAACCATCCATTGTCCTATTGCAGCAGGAGTTTTAGCGTATGGAAGAACAAAAGTTCTTACCAACCATTTACCTATACTATCATTTTTATAGTCTCTTGAATATTTAGCTGCTTTTTCTATCATTTTTGAAAACACTTGGTCAGCATAATCAGCTTGATATGTTATAGATAAACCTAGTTGCTCAACTTCCTCAAATTCCTCTAACATATTCCATTTGAGCATACTAACCTTCTTGTCTCCACCAAATCCAAAAGCTTCTTTACTGGATACAATTTCTCTACTGGTTGCTTTCTCAACGTATTCTTTAAGGAATTTTTCTAGTTCATTACCTTTGATTCCTTGTTCTATAGCTTTTTGTAAAGCCTCACTTCTTAATGCTCTCATAGTACCCATAGTTCGATAAACATCGTCTACAGTTCCCATTGCTCTGAAAGATATAGATGTAAATAAATCAAAGAACTTCGCTAATGCTCCTGCGTCATCTAGTCTGTCTACTTCATCTATAAAATTATTTAACAGTATTCTCCCCCTTTGATTATCTGTTCCGTATAACTTAACTATTTGAGATAGTCTATTAGCTTGATCAGGAGTCATTTTGGTCATTACGTCAATGCCTACAATATCCTCTATGTCGGTAATACCTTCATCCTTTGCTAAATTATAAACATCCTGTTGATATCTTGATCTAAGTCTGGGATTAAAAGCTGATCTACCTCTTTTAAAACTGCTTAGTCCATTCTTTACAGCATCCCAAAAGCTAGAAAAGTTAACCATTGTTTTGATCTCAGCCATAGCATACTGAAGCTCATCAACGTTATCTAGGTTAGAGTTTATACCTTCTTTCTTAGAACCTTTAATATAAAACAAAGCTCTTATAGCTCTTCGTATCGGTTGATCTATCATGTGTATCATACCCGAAACAACACCAGATAGTATAATGTCAGGACGAAATAGCATCATACTTTGACGAAAGCGATCACTAGCTACTTTAAACTTTGTCCAACGAGTTGGTATTTCTCCAGTTGTTCTACTATTTAAATCGTTTAGTTTGTTAAATAGACTTTCAATCAACTCCTCTTTGTTTTTTATGTTCCTAACTTTATTGCTTAAATCTCTTTTTGCATTTCTAAGCTCTTCTTGTAAGGGAGTTATTTTCTTCTTATCTTTTAGCCTAGCTTCAAAGAACTCAACAATAGCATTATCATCACCAGAAAGTAAAACATCACGGATTGCATTGATTTCAGATTCCATTTCTTCTTCTTTAAGAACTTTGGAAACCAACTTACTGTTAGCTATTTTAGCTTTTTGAGACTCTACTAGCTCTTCTAAATCTCTTTTTAAATTAGGTTCTAAGTCTAATCTAGCTAATATATCGTACCTTTGTTCCTTAATTATTACACTAGCTAGGTTATCCAACTTACTACTAAAGTATGAATTAAATTCTTCTTGTGAAATTATTTTTGATCTTTGTAACCTCCTAATTAAATCTTCTATCTTTGCAGGGTTTTTTGCTAAGTTAGCTAAGTCATTGAGTTCATTTATAGATCGTTGTAGATTTTGTTCGTCCTTTAAAGCTTTCTCTTTGGCTTTTTGTTTTGTTGATTTTTTAGCCTCCTTTGCTTGTTCTATAGCCCCTTGCAAACGTTTTTCGAGTGTTCTACTTAAAGCCTGTAAAACAGGTACTCTTCTTTTAACAAGCTTTTGTTTTCCGTATTTAGCCTTTAGATTGCGTACTATAGAATCCTCATACTTATCCCAAAGAGTTTTCTTAGACTTCATCCCTAAAGCCTTTACAACATTCTTCATTATCCTAGGTAAGGCTTTACCACTATCGACTTCTTCTACAGCTTTAAGTAAAGCATCACCCTCTAGATCACCTACAAAAGACTTTAAGTATTCTGGGTCGTTTACATCTTTTCTTTTACCAATGAACTCTAGTAGTGAATCTATCTTATCTAACCTGTCAGCAACCTCTTCGCTAAAGTTTACATCTCTATTAAAGTTTCCTTTATTTAGGTCATCTAATATAGATTGTTTGTTTGTGTTCTTTAAAAGTGTTTTACCTTCTTTTCTGATTTTTTCTAAATCTTTTCTTGCGTATTTTCTTCCAGTTAATCTAAGTGCTTGAAGAGTTTTACCTGCCATAGTACCAGCTTTTGCTCTCAGAATTGTAGCACTCCTAAAGTAAAGTAAATCAACTTCTAGTTCTTTAATTATATTTTCTATTTCAGTATATTCAACCGCTTTAGTACTTGGTGATCTTCCTAAACTTTTTATGCGTGTACTTAAATCTGCTACGTGCTTCATTAATCCGAAGTTAGCAGTTTCTACGTCTAGGTTTAGTTTAAGTAGTAAAGAGGGTAAATCCTTGGACTTTATAAAGTTATCTATTAAGTCATCATTTATAGCTTCTTTAGCTTCCTCACTACTTTTACCTTTAACCTTATCTAGTGTTTCATTGATTTTTGCTCCGTAATCTTCACGTACTTTAATAACGTTAGTTTGTTGCGCTATCTCGAAATTTACATCCTTACTTACTGAAGCTAGGTCTTCACTAACATTTTCGACTAGTTCGTCGTGTAGCTTTACAGCTATCTCTTCAGCTTTTTCTGGTCTAATGTTTCCGTCTTCGTCAAAAGCATCTTTAGCTAGGGTTTTAACTTCTTTTAATGTACTCGTAAATTTATCAACAGTAGATTCTAGTGATCCTCGCTCTTCAGTTTTATTAAGTTTTTTAGCTCTTCTTTTTCTTCTGAACTGTTTAAACCTACGAAGTCCAATGTTAATACCTGCTCCTAATGCTGCACCTATGTAAACATCATGCGCCCTATGTGCTATACGCTCTAGTATTGTATCTTCATCCTTTACGTCAGCTATAAAGAAATCAACCATAGCACCCTTAACCATGCCATCGGATGCAATTTTAGATATTAATGCTGTTCGCCTTGCGGTATTTGTAGATATACGACCAGACTTAACTAATCCATCTACAGTACTTTTGAATGCTGTTTGAGCTTTTACTGCTGGCTTGCTTTTATTAATTAAGTCTAAACCTTTCTTTACCTTTGATGTTTTTGCTAATACACTTAAAACACCAAATCCTACAGCAAAAGTTCCAAGTTCTGTTACTAAATTTGATCCAAATCCTTGTTCAGAATCTTCACCGAAAACTATAGATTCAGAATCGAACTCAGCCTTTTTAACAACTCCACCTGTTAGATCGTGTGCTGTATTTCTAAAGTCATCCATAAAACGCAAAGGAACTCTTCCTAAAGTTGAAGCTGCTTTAGAGTGCCAAGGCTGTTTGTACTTGCTACTTTCTATGAGTTCATTAACTCGCTCCTCATCATAAGTTAAAGGTCTAAGGTTTCGATTGGAAGAAAAAGTATTAAATGACATAGTGTTTTAAAATGTTATTGGCAAAAATTCTTCTTCCTTTATCTTTTCAATAACAGGAAGTTTCTTTTGACCCCCATCATACCAATTTGCACCTCCTAAAGGTTTGAGGTATGATTTAATTTTATCCGCATTATCTTTAAATGCTTGGATTTTTGTACTTTTAAATTCATCATTTAAAGACGTTTCTAATATACTTTTGATATTACCTCGTTCTTCGGTTAAATCGTAAGCATTAGTCAACGCTTGTTGAGCGGATAGGAAATCTAAGTATTCATCTAGGTTTTTTATTCCAAGATTTTTGTAAAACCATTCAGCTTGTGGATGCGTTATAGACTTAGAAACATCTGAATTTTCGTTTTCTAAATCTTCAAACTCTTTTTGAGTTTCTCTTAAAATATTATAAACATTAGGGTCTTCGTTATCGTAATCCCAAGAGCTTCCTTTTACTATACTATTATCAAATAAAGGAACTGTAAAAGGATCAATGTTTTGTAATTCATTTTCTGGAATGTGATTCGGACTCATGTAACCTATACTTCTGCGATCACCTTCTTTTTCTGCTCCTTTTTTGGTTTTAAACATATTAAAGGAAAGTCCAATTAATTGATCCCTCCTGCTAAGTTGGGAAGGATTCTTTTTACCTTTATTAAAAGTTTGTATAGGTTCAAACTGCTCTAAGTAGGTTACAGAGTTTTCTAGCAATGTTTCTGAGTCAATATTTGTTCCAGAAATAACAGGAACTCTTTTTATAATGCTGTCAGTAAGGGCTTTAAATTTTAGTTTAGATTCCTCTTCTATAGCGTTAAAGGCGTTATTTTGTATTGTCAGTAATTCGTCACCCTCTGGAAGTTTTCCAGTTTTTCTAAAATATCCGTTAACTCCTGCTCTTATGTTATCGTCTAATGACTTTCTAAATTCGTTTTCTAATATTACTGCTTCAGCTGCGAATTCTCTAGTAATCTCAGACACCATGTGTTTTTTAATCTCATCGTCTTTACCCTTATATTCGTCAAGTTGTTCTAATAGGCCAAGCGCACTTGTTAATCCCCTTCCTCTTAAAGCTTTTATTTCCCTTGCGAGATTTAAACTACTTTCGTTATTTTCTTTATCAAGGGTTGTACCTAGTGAATCCCTTTTTCCTCTTTTATGTTCTCCAACAAAAAATACTCTATCCTTGTTTGTTAGTTGATTTATATCATACCCATAATCGCTGAGTATAATTTGTAATCCCATTCTGTTTCCTTGTTGTCCGTTTTTAAAAACGATTTTAGCTATATCCTCTCTAATTCCAGAGTCCAAGTCTTGCTGTAACTCTTCAATGCTTTGATCAAAAAGATCGTTACCTAAAGCTTTTCTGTAGGCTTTTTCGTAGACTTTATTATTTGGTAAAACCTTTTTAATAAAAGCTTCAATGTTTGGATCTCTTTGCCTATAAGCATTTAAAAGATTTTCAATATCTGCTTTTTGATTTTCATTAAGGGAATCTTGACCTCCTAAATCTTTTATAAAATCCTCAAGCTCAGAAATCTGACTATCATCAGTTAATGCCATTTGAATCATTTCGGGCAATGCCGTTAGATTAATGTCAGCATCTCTAGAATCTATTTCTGTTTTTTGTTTTAGGTTAGCTTCGTAACGACTTTGTGCTGAAGATAAAGTAAAGTATTTATCAGGACTTATAACGCTTAAAGAGTTTGATCCTTTTGCTCCTTTAGTAATTTCAAACAATCTTAACAGGTCTTTGATTCTTTCATTTTTTTCAAACGATGGTTCTCCACCCATTAAAGATCGAATGGTATTTTCTAACGTTTTAATCTGTAGCTCTTCGTTTTTAAGTTCATCAGGATGAAGATTACTAAATGTATTTACAGCTTCACCCATAGTTTCTTGAGTAGCAGATATTAACGATGCGGAAGCATGATTAATAGCCTCTTTGTTTTGTAATGCTACTATATTATTATTCCTAGCTGAAATAGTACTGGCATAAAATTCGTTATTTTTGCTTCGTACTACTTTATTAAATGCTGCTAACCCTAGGGAATTATTTTCAAACTGAGACGCATACTCTTGATAGACTTCGTCTGTTATTCTTTTAATGTATGCTTCTGGATCACTACCATCACTTAGGTCATTTGTAATAGCATCTTGTATTCTACTTCTTAATTTATTTCCATATTCATCACCTATTCTTGATCCCATTGTTTGGGTAAAACCCATACGAAACGCAACACTTTGACTTTCGTTTAACTTACCTTCTTTAATTAGTTTATCTTGTATTTCTACGAGAGAGTTTAACGATGCTTGTTCTTCTGCGTCTGCTGCTAACTTACCTAGCTTTTGTCCTCTTTCTGTTTGAACTGCTTTTACTCCAAGAAGACTGTTGGATATATTTATACTTGAGTCCATCGTTTCAGCGAAACTCAAGAAAGAATTTTTAGGAGCAGCTTTGGTTACTACTGTACCACCTCTTCCAGAACCCTGTGAAATAGCTGCTTGAACTACTGGTGCTTGACCATAAGGTAGTGGAACTTGCGCTCTATTTTCGTATGTTTTACGTGTTGACATTAGGATTTTTCTAAGGATGGAGGGTTAGCTATATCGTAGTACTGTTGTCCACGGGCATAGGCAGTAGCACCTTTCTCAGCAGCTTGAAAAGCGGAGGTAATAAAGTTAGGACTATCAATAGGTCTGTTCAATGCTGTAATATTACTTTCAGACATTAAGCCTATATCACCAAGTTGAATATCTAAATTAACTGCTTGAAATTGTTGTTGTTGTTCAAGTGCTGCAAGGTATCTACCTTCTTGTCTTGAAAACTCATCTAGTACAGCTTGAGTTGATTGTCCACCTACACCAGCTTCTCCAGCAGATACTAAAGCTTTTGCCATAGCCTGTCTACTCTCTTCAGCTATGCGTTGCTTTTGTTGTAGTGCTGATATGTTTTCTTGAGCTTCCCTTTGCCTTGCTACTAGCATTTGTCGTTCGGCACGTTCTCTTTCCTGCTGCATAGCAATAGCTTGATTACGTTCCATTGCTCTGGCTTGCTTACGTTGACCGATAAATCCTAGCGCACTTGATCCTATACTAAGCGTTGCTAGTCCTGCTGAGTATGCTGCTGCTGAAGTTGCTGCTGCTGTACCTCCCAACATTGTTGCACCTAAAGCTCCTATAACTGGTGGACACATAATATTTAATTCTATTTGTGGATTATAAATTCCTTATATCCTTGGGGTTCCTCATTTAAAAACTCAGCACCTACCCACTCTAACCATCTCATTGATATAGTGTTGGCAGTACCTACTACATTTACTAAAGCCTTTTTATTTCCCATCAACTTATCTATCCATTCTCTGGAATGTCTTAGGAATGTATTTCTAATGTTCTTTATTCGATCAGTTCCCAATAACCATATAACTCCTATATCTTCGATATGAGAATCACATACACCGAAACAGGCTGTTACATGACCTCCTGATACAATTGTGTATGCTTTGGTAGAGTTATCAAAAGAACTTTCGATTGCTTTATACGGATGAAATCCTAAACCAATAACCTCCAGTATATCTGCAATGCGAAGTTGTTCGTGAAGTTTCCACATATCCAAAGCTGGAATAGAAACTCTTATATAGCAATCTTTATAAGTTACTCTCTTATCCTGATCCATATCTTCTTGATCTAGGTGCTATAAAGCTTTCAAACTCCGCAGACAATAATTTAGCTGGTAGAGCAGAACTAGATTTAATTTTAATCTTTACTTTATCTGGTTGTGCGTGAACAGGAACTCTAAACATTCCACTATCTAATGCTATTTTTCCTATTTTAAAATCCGCTCCAAGTTGTGTAGAGTTAAACGAATATGTAAAGGTATCGCTATATTCTGGGGTTACTTCTATGGAAAAGAATCCAGTATCGGAATACTCTACAGCTAGGTTTCTTATTATTTGATGAACAAAGTCACTAATAGACCTGCCTCCTCTTTCGCTTGGTTGTTTTAGAGGAAGAGTTGAAAACTCATATTCCATTTCATATTCGTGACCTAAGTAAAGCCTATGACCTGCAAAGTTTGCACCAGACACTTTAACAGTTGTTCCGTTTACCTTAGTGGTTTCATATCTGGTTCCGTCTTCCGTATAGACTACAGTATCTCCCATAGGATCGTAGCTTATGTTTGATATAGTACTTTCTTTAGTACCCGAATCGTAGCTAACATCGGAAGACCCAATACCATATTCGATTCTATTATCCAATAAAATGGCATGGTTTGTAGTTATACTCGATTCCGTTAGTCCACTCTCAAAAGGTATTACACTTAAAAATGATCTCCTAGTTCCACTACTTACTACGTATTCGGATTGAACTATGTATAGTTTACTATCAATAAAATTGCATCCTATGATCTGATTGCGAAACCTAAACTTACTCCAAGAGCTTTGAAGTTTTTCTTTATTTTTTCTAAAGTATTTATAAACGTATAGGTCTTGTTGATCTGCTGATGATGTACATACTATAATATTTTCAGCAGTACTTCCCCTCATTTCCCTAATGTCGGCTGGAATATACTTAGGTACGTGTTCTGTTATCTCAAAGGCATCATAAGTGCTTGATAAGTCATCAATAGTAAATTCACGTATTCCTTGATAGTCTCCCCTTGAAAAAGGAAAGTATACAAATCCACCTAGGGATAGAGGGTCTATTGTAGAGTCAGATGTGAATTGAGTTGCTGGATTTATGTTTACTGTAGATGGTGTTAATATATCGTTGCCTCGTAAAATAAACTGAGCAGTAGGAGACATTAATAAAAGCTTTTCTTGAAACGCTACAGCAGCTTGTAAATCACTAACATTTGGATGAGCTACAGATACATCAATAAGAGCTGAGTCTAGTAAGCTAGTTGTAGTAGTCCTAAAGAAGTTGAAAAAGTTTCCAGCCTCACTCATTACTACATTATCTTTAGTTAGAACTCCTAATCTATTTTTGAAAAAGAATATATCATTAATTTTTTGACGAACAAAAGAAGGAAACGGATTAGTATTATCATCTCCTACAGTTCTATGATCTAACACACATTGAAGCAGCTTGTAGTTGCTACCAGTAGTTTCGGGTACGAGTTTTAAAGGAAAAGTTGCAGTATCAATTCTTAAATGTAAGTTTTGACCATCTGATTCAAAGGTTCTTGTTCCATCGGGATCGCTATTCGCTTGAAAACCAGTAGTTTCAACCCAAGAACCCTCTCCAAAATCTTCTCCATTTTTCGTTACAAATTTAACATAGTAATCATCTTCACCTATTTCCGTATCTCCTTTAACTTTAATTTCAAAGTCTTCAAAGGCTTTAGCAGGTAAGTCTGTTATAGATGATACTTCTTTATAGGCTAATCCTAATCCTTGATCATTTAAATCATCGGATACACTTAGTTCATGCGCTCCAGTAAAAGGTTGATTTACAGTTGTTCCTGTCTGCTTGAGTCTTAACCTCATTACGTTACCGAAAATGTGAGACTCTATTGTGTATCCTCCAGAATTAAACTCACCTATGCCATCAGAAGTTTCGGTTCCGTTTTTTTCAAATGTTTCCTTATTAGGATCAAAGTTCGGTGAAAACTGTTGTCCACTTACTAAGTCATACCCCTGCTGAACATTATTTCCATATTTAAGTACTGGAAGTATTCTATTACTTTTTACAAGTTCGTCTTCGTTTGGTGAATATGCATACGTTACTCCACTACTTCCTTTTCCTAAGCTTATTTTATATTCTTTACCTTTAGCGGCTTGCTTAACAAACACTAAAGCTTCATGTGCGAAAGCAGGTTTAGTTAATGCATTGTTTGTATCTTCTGTTACTTCTTTAGACCTGTTAAGTATAAAAGTAGTATCTGCAATAGTGACTATTTTTAAGTCTTTTCTTGGGTTTGATGTTTGAAGATATTGATTTGTTGCTCCATTAGTAATTGAAATAGAATTGTACGTATTATTTTCTTCATCGATTTTCCACATTTGTACAGTACCACCAAGCGATGTATTTACTTGAGGTTCTACAACTACTAAATATCTTTCAGTTTCTGACCCTCTATCTATAATATCGACAAAAGTGTTCGGAGAAAGAAGACCTGCCTTTAATTCTTTTAAAATTCTAGTATTAGGTCGTTTAGTTAGACCTTCGATAACACTACTTAAAGCGTTTACTTGTGTCTCAGCCTGTCCAGAAAACCTAAGATTTGTTGGTTGCTGAGATACACCCTGTGTAAGGTTAGGTACGCTAGTGTTTATTAATCCCATTAGAATTCTATTTTAATTGAACCTGTTCGATTTATGACCCGATAGGTATCATGGTTATCAAATATATTTAGGTCTGCTGTTTCGTTATCACTATCTAATGCTCTTGCCCTAGCTTCGATTTCATCTCTGATCGTAAGACTTTGTATTTCTGAGCTTGAGAGATATCTACTAGCAAACTTCCTAGCTGCTCGTATAGAAGCGTAGTGCCTAAACTGTTCTGGCATTTCGTCAAAGTCTAACAGGAAAACAATGGATACTTCTATATCATTATCGAACTGGTCGGTATGGTTTTTCCTGTCATAAAGCTTTGTGCCTCTTTGTACTATATCAATATCATTATACTTACCTACTACAGTATCAATCCTGAGTGTATTTAATGGTAGTATGATTTGATTGGTTACGGCATCCTTACTTAAATTGTATTCGTGTTCGGTGTTAAAATGCCATCCGTCACTTTGTATTTCTTTCGTAGTTTCGTCTAGCACGTTTTCGGCTAAGACTACGTTTGCGGATCGTGCTGATCCAGTACCCAAAGAGTTAACAGGCATTTCCCCGATAACCCCTAACATTGTATTTACTGCTTCTAGTTTTGTCGTGAGATTTGCCATGATAATAAATTGTTGTCAAGGAGGGGACTCTTGCAAGACCGACGAGAACCAAACAAGAAGAGTCCCCTCACAAGACAACGATAGAGGGAAGTTAATTACTTAACCAATTCGATAGCACACTCAGGACGGAGAACTCCGTGACCCATTGCATACTTAGCGACAAAGAGAGTTCCTTGACGTTCGATTTGGTATTCAGATTCAGTAGCTAGATCAAGCAGCTTAACTGTACCAACAGCAGCAGAATGACCAACGAAACCGATAGTATTGGAGAAGTCTCCGTTGTAACCAGTACCAGCACCACCGAATACATCATTAACAGCACCACCATCACCAGAAGTTGTACTAGATAGGTCGGTGCTTGGAATATGAGTACTTTTGTACAGTTGGATACCAGCAATAGAAGCAATTGATCCGCTTGATACACTACCAGAACCACCTACATCAGTATTAACAGGAGAGGTAAGTGAGAATGCGTTATTAGAGTCAGCACCAGTAATCAGCTTGTAGTATTGCTCTGGAGGAAGAACGCAAAAGCGACCATCGGATGGTACGTCATTTTCGTCTAGCTTTTGAGCAGCACTAAACAAGGCAGCAACAAGAGCAGCACCAGTAATTGCAGTAGAAGCTGAGTCAGCAGAATATCCACTAACACTTGTGAATTTATTTTGGGTAACATCAAGACTACCTCCAGTTTTTCCACCAG